TGTCCACTCCCCCCCGGTTCCCTCGCCGAGGCGGGATTCAAAGCAGAGCGCATTGTACGCTCAGAGGAAAATGTCGCGGGCTGCACCCCGCCCAGTTGGACCCGCCTCAGGTCCGACTTTGTAGATCTGGTGGTTGCTGCTGCACGTAGCACCGCCGATTGTGAGGCACCGTGTTTTTTCAATCGCATCACGGCTAATGTCCCCTGGGTGTGTGGCTTTTGCAACTTCTCAGGGCTCTCCCGTTTCGCGACCAGTTCTGCCCACAGGTTCCAGCCCTTCGTGTCGGCCCTCATTAATCTCTGGGGCCGCTTCTTAGGCCGCGTTCATGACGCGTACTTCGCTTTCACGTCCCTTTCGGACCTCTTGCCTCGCGCCACGGCCTGCTCGGGATTGCCCCCCCCCAAGCGCAAGGACAAGCAACCCAGGCAGCGCAAAAATCAGGGGAACATCGCTTCCCAGTTGTTCGTCGAGCTCTCGAAAGCCCTCGGGGCCCGTGATGCTAAGCACGAGCGGCATTCCGACGAGAAAAAGGACGAGGGTCCCAAGGAGAAAGTGCGCCTCATGGAGCGCTTTGGCATCCTCTACAGCGTGTGCGGCGACAAGACCGTCGTGTCCCTCCCCGTCAATGCCGAACCCCCGGCCCGTGCGTTCCTTGAAGCCCGTTTCGCCGGCGCCGAGCTCGTGTACGCCCCTGGCCCAGCCCTCCCTCACCCCATCCTGGGCACCGAACGACGGGTCGGGCGGCACGAAGCCTACGAACGCGCTTTCCGTTTCGCCCGTGGGCGCCGAGCCCCAGGCCCGGGGCATGGTGGTGTGATCGCCGTTGGCGAGAACGCTTCTGTGCGCGACCACATCAGGTCCTATGGGAAGACCCATTTCGTGAATTGCGTCTTGGACCCTGACGACCGTTTCAGGAACAACGTCGGCGAGTGCAACCACGATCTCATTGGAGTCATTGGCTGTCGCGACTGCGCGCGCGAGGCTCCCCCGCCCGCTGTCGTCGTGCTCATACACGTGTATCCTAAGCTCGACGACCTCAATGCTGTCGTCTCGGCCGGTTATCATGTCATCTGGCTGCGCCACCACTTCCCGGAGTTCGTCGGCCAACTGCCCCGTCAGGTGCCTGAGTTGGAGTACTGCGTCGACCGCACCGACCCCACCCCCACCGTCACCTGCTCTATGGTCGGGTTTATTGGTCACAGCAAGTACTCGCACCCTGACGCCTATCAAGCGCCCGCCGATCTCCGTGTTGGCCATTACGTCACTCTTGACGTTTTTTGGACCAGCATGTTGATCGGGATAGCCCCCCAGACACTCGGCCCCCACACGTTCTTTAGGATCTCCAGCACGAACGTGACTCATGGGAATTACGCTAACGTTGGGGTCTGGGCCCCCTTAGGTGACTACGTGATTGGGTGCGAAGAGATCGTGGTCCCGTTCCATCTCGCGTCGTTCCTGGTCCCCACTTGGGTCGTGGACCGCCTGGCCTCGCACTCCCCTGGGGCCGGCTTTAACCAGTACTCATTCGCTGAGTTGGCTCGGAGCATCCAGGAGCGCAACGGGCCCAACGCGAGAGCCCCCGACTTCGTCCCCCTTTCGGGTCAGTCGTACACCAACACCCTCTCGGCAATCGGCCTGGCGGTCTCTGCACTGCGAGTACGCCAGGCCCGAGACAATGCGCCGATACTGAGATCTGCCTTCCGGCTTGGCGAGGAGGCCCGGCAAATCATGCTCGGGCAGACCGCGCCCACCGATCCAGCCGGTCAGGCCATCTCCTTACTCGCATTTTCGCGCCTAGACTTGGTGCTCCCGCTCTTCCCACCCCTCCTGTTCGTTTTCGGCTACCACCCCTTGTGGCCCTTGACGCTTGGCTACCTCCTTCAGCTGGCCTTGCTTTATTACCCTGTTGACATCACCACCCCCAACACCGGTGTCGACGTGCCTGGGTACACGGCCATACGCCCCTCGGGTGAGTACTACGAGAGCGTCGGGCACTATATTTGTCGATCGTTTCACAATGACGACCTCCCAGCCAGCAACGCGCCCATGATGTGCCTCAGCTCCGCAGACCTACCCACCGTGTGTGCTACTGCCCGCCACCCCTGCCACATCTTCGAGAACGTGGTAGTTATCGCCCCAGTGCTTGAGGAGTTGGCCCACTTGTGGCTTTTGTGGGCATTCGGGTGGGATTGGCGAGCTTGGTTCGCTTTGCGGGCCCTCCACGGGTACATGGAGGCGGGCACTTTGGGGCAGATCGTGTCACATCTGATCCTTGGCCTCCCGTGCCTTCTACTCGGGTCCTGGGGGCTCCCTTTCGCCATAGGCTTCCATCGCAGCGCCAATTTGGGAATGGCGCGCCGCGCCTACGGCAAGGATCCATCTTCCCCTGGCAACATCACGGCACTAATGGCTGGGGCTGGGTGCCTTTATGGCCGCTTGCGCGACATACACTTTTTCCCCCGCGTGCCGACCACGTCGAAAGACCCCACCAAACGCCCCTCCCCGGGTGTCTCCGAGGAGCCGGTGAAGCTTGGTGTGTACCAGTGCGTTGGGCCGATGTTCTGCGGGGCCATCCCCAGCGTGGCGGCGGCCAACCGCCTCACCATCGAGAATGCCCTGAAGACTAGGACACTTCTTCCCCCGTTTAACGACGCGTACGGGATTCAAGAGTCGGGCAGCCTCACTCACCTAGCTTTCCGCGTCATGAAGGACCCCACCCCGCTGATCTACGATGACGTCATGGTCTCTGACCCAAACACTGGGCTTAGCATGCCGGTGCCCAAGAGGTGGCAGCGTTTCGCCGCCCACTTCAAGGCCTACTGGTCCGGCATCATACACAAGCACGACCCCCTTGAACCACACTACCATTCCTTGTTCAACTCGTGGAACACCACTGACCGCTTCCCCCCCGCGCGCGTGCAAGTTCAGCGTGCGGTTTACGACTCGGAATTTTGGTCCCAGTGCAGGAAACGGCCCAGGAGGAACATCTTCTCCAAGGTTGAGCTAACCCCTCCGAGCCGGCCTGGCGCCGATGGCACCGACGCCGACATGGACGCCCGAACCATTTGGGGGGCTGAGGACCGCTACCAAGTCGTATGTGGTCCTTTCATCTCGGCGGCCCAGGACCGTTTCGGCAAGTGTTGCCGCCGCGCCCCCGGTTCCGAGGTCATCTACACCGGAGGCTACACCAACGACCAGATAGGTGCATTGCATAGCGCGGCTATTGACATGGGGGCCACCGGCGAGATTTTGGAGACCGACTTCTCTCGCCTCGATGGTCGCGTCCACCATTTCGCGCTGGCCCTTCTCGAGTGGCTTTACTTGCGCCTCGGGGTCCCCCGCTTCATCCTGCTTTACATGCGCCGCACTTGGATCAAACATGGGCGCGTCCTCGGGATCAATTTCGACGCGACCGACTTCAAGCAGACCACCTCTCGGGACTCCGGCGGTCCCGACACCACCCTTGGTAACAGCGCCCTTTGCCCGTTGATGGTTCACTTTTGCCTTGCTCTCCAGGGCCATCGCGCCTTTCGCAACTTGGCCATGGGCGATGACGGCGTCGCCTATCTCAATCCATCCGACGGCCCCTTGGATGTCCAGCGTTTTGAGGATGATATGGCAGCTCTGGGTTTCAAAGTCACGCCCACCATTCGTGTGGATCACCGCGATGTGACCTTCTGCTCAGCTTACTTTCTCCCCGTGGCACCCCTCAGCACCGAGATAGGCATCACTCGTTTCGTCCTATGTCCCATGGCCGGGCGGGTTTTGTCCAAGCTAGGGTTTTGCGCCTACCCTCTCGAGCTGGCCTCCCGCGTCCGGCACCCCTACAAATTTTGGGTTGGTGGTCTCCCACCTTCCTGGGGCACCGACTCCCCCCCCGCCCGAGAGGAGGCCTCCTTCTACCTTCGTAGTAAAGCCTACGGCCTGCTTCTACTCTGCGTGGCAAATCCCCTTCTGAGGTCCTTTTTGGGCCGCCTTGGACTTGGCGGGGCGCGAGGAGTCCGTTTCACCAATATTGTGGGGCGTGGCTGGGGGTCCGCCGATGACACCACTTGGGCATTCCTGCATTATCGTTACGGCCCCCAGGCCTTGGACATGGTCCAACACATAGCTTCTTGTGAGGCCGGGGTCGGTGACACCGTTGACTGTGACGTTTTCCGCGAGGTGATCTATCGCGACTGCGTCGAGGGTTGGCGCCCCCTAGAGTGGCGCCACGAACAAACTCCCCCGACGCTCCCCCGCCCCTCGCGCCCGTTGCGTCCGCTCAACCCTCGTGCACCCCCCTTTGTCCCCGAGCTAACAGCGCCCATCTCCCTCCCTGACGACGACTCGGACTCAACCCGACCCGCTCAGACCACATGGGAAAACTCAAAGCCGGGGCAGGCCCTGCACCTCCTCAGGCGCAGCGGCGCCTCGCTCAGCAGCCCGCCC